GTTGGCATACGAAAACTTGCCTATCTGGTTGCAACAAGGTGTCATTGAATGGAACAAACGTTCTGTTGAATTAGAAAACGGTTCAATCATTATTGCAGACTCAACATCAAGTTCTGCGGCTCGTTCTGGTGCATACAACATTGTGTTCTTGGACGAATTTGCTTTCGTTCCTTCTAACATCGCATACGACTTTATCACTTCAGTTTATCCGGTTATTACATCTGGTACACAAACCAAGATTTTGATTGTGTCTACACCGAACGGTATGAACCTGTTCTATAAGATGTGGATGGATGCGGTTGAGAAACGTAGTAACTATGTGCCGTTTGAGATTCACTGGTCACAAGTTCCTGGTCGTGATGAGGCTTGGAAAGAAGAAACAATCCGAAATACATCTGAACGTCAGTTTGAACAAGAGTTTAACACCACGTTCTTAGGTTCTACAAACACCTTGATTTCTGGTATGAAACTGCAACAGATTTCATATAAGAATCCTATTGCAGAACATGATCTACTCAGAATCTACGAACAACCAATCAAAGAAGACGGTGAAACACAAGTCAAAGACCACCTGTATGCAATCACAGTTGACGTTTCTGAAGGAAAAGGACTGGACTGTTCAGCCTTCTCTGTCTTTGATATTTCTACTCTACCATACAAACAGGTTGCATCCTATAAGTCATCATCTGTTTCTCCAATTCTATTCCCAACCATAATTTACAATGCGGCTAAATACTACAACGATGCATATGTATTGGTTGAAATCAATAACACACCACAGATTGCAGATACTCTACACGCAGAACTAGAGTACGAAAATCTATGGAAAGTTTTCACAGGTAATAAAAAGCCGCAGCAACTATCTGCTGGCTTTGCAAGAGGTATTCAGTTAGGCGTCAAAATGTCACCGCAGGTGAAACGCATTGGATGTTCTAACTTGAAAACATTGGTTGAAGGTGACAAACTCATCATTAATGACTTTGATACTTATTCAGAGTTGACAACATTTGTAGCCAAAAAGAACTCTTTTGCTGCTGAAGAAGAAGCAACTGATGACTTGGCTATGTGTTTGGTTATGTTTGCTTGGGTAACTACCCAAAAATATTTTAAAGAAATCGTAAACCATGATCTGAGAAAACAGGTCCAATTGGAAAGTATCAACCAAGTTGATGAAATTACTCCCCCAGCACCGGTTGTGGACAACGGAATGGATCATCCTTTCGAAGTTATGGGTGGTGATGTATGGGAAAAAGCTGATTCCAACGCACCTTATGCAGAGTGGTTCAAAGAAATGATGAGATAATTCTAAATCCATCGTTTGATAAATAGTTTTATGGTATTTGCTACCTAAAAACATAATAATCAAGGAGAAAAAAATGGCATTTCAACTCTCTCCAGGAGTAAATGTAACTGAAGTTGACTTAACAACGATTGTTCCTTCAGTTTCAACTACTGCTGGTGCCTTTGCGACATACACACCTTGGGGCCCAGCGCAAAAAATCATCACCGTAACAGACGAAAACTACTTAGTAAACAACTTTGCACCACAAGGTCCTGACGCAAACTCTGCAACAGGCTTCTTTACTGCAACAAGTTTCTTGTCTTATGGTAATAATTTGCAATTTGTACGTTCTGTTGGTGCAAACGCACACAACGCATCTGCAAACTCCCAAGCTGTAGTAACAAACAGTAACAAAGATACTTTCCAAGCAAACAACTATATTGCAAACGGCAACTCCAACTTGTTTGGTGCTTTCATTGCAAAATATCCAGGTGCTTTGGGTAACTCATTGCAAGTTGATACATTCGACTCAGCTAACTCACAATTGTTCTCAATTTCAACATTCACTTCCGGTGGCGTAACTCGCAACTGGAGTTCTATCGTTAACTCTGTTCCAGGCACTTCTACATACGTAGCAAACGCTGGCGGTGCAAACGATGAGTTCCACATTGTAGTTACAGACGCTGGTGGTTTGTTCACTGGTACAAAAGGTACTGTGTTGGAAACTTTTTCATGGGTGTCTAAAGCTGTCGATGCAGAAATTAACAACAACACAAACTATTGGAAACAAGTATTGTTTAACCAATCACAATACGTTTTTGGTGTTGATGCAGTAGACTATGCAGATTGCGCTTCAACATGGGGCAAAATTGCTGCTAACACAACATTTGCAAGAACTGCAACAGCTAACACTTCTACACCACTTTCTGGTGGTACTGACGATGTTGGTTCAGATTCTAACCTACAAACATCATATTCTCTATTCGCAAATAAAGAATCAATTGATATTTCGTTGGTTTTGACTGGTGCAGCTGACACACAATTACAACAATACATTATTGACAACCTAGTTTCAACTCGTCTAGATTGCGTGGCGTTCATTTCTCCACCACAATCTTCTGTTGTTAACCAATCTGGTTCAGAAGCAGCTAACATCACAACATGGTTGGGTAGTTTGGCACGTTCTTCTACATACGTTGTTGCCGACTCTGGTTGGAAATATATGTACGACAAGTACAATCAAACATACCGTTGGATTCCATTGAACGGTGACGTTGCAGGTCTATGTGTATACACAGACTCAGTACGTGACCCATGGTACTCTCCAGCAGGTTTCAACCGTGGTGCAGTTAAGAACGTTGTTCGTTTGGCATGGAACCCATCCAAAACATATCGTGACCAATTGTATGCACAAGGCGTTAACCCAGTTGTTTCTTTCCCTGGCCAGGGTACCATACTATTCGGTGACAAAACCTTGACAGTTAAACCATCTGCATTTGACCACATCAACGTTCGCAGATTGTTTATTGTTCTAGAAAAAACAATTGCTAAAGCTTCACAATATTCATTGTTTGAATTTAACGATTCATTTACACAAGCACAGTTTGTTTCTCTTGTAACTCCGTTCTTGCGTGACGTTCAAGGTCGCCGTGGTATCACAAGCTTCAAAGTTGTTTGCGATTCAACAAACAATACTCCTGCGGTTGTAAATGCAAACCAATTTGTTGGTGACATTTACATTCAGCCAGCACGTTCAACAAATTACATTCAATTGAACTTTGTCGCAGTTGGAACTGGAGTTGACTTCAATACAATCGTTGGAACAACTCAATAAATAATACGACAAGGAGAAAAAAATGGCTTTTACAATCTCTGATTTCAGATCAAACTTGGTAGGGGACGGCGCACGTCCTAACCTGTTTTCTGTAACATTAGTATTTCCAACAATTGCAACAAATGGTAACGCAGCCGGTCAGAAAACTACTTTCATGGCTAAAGCTGCACAACTACCAGGTTCTACTATCGGCCAAGTACCATTGTACTACTTTGGCCGCGAAATCAAATTTGCAGGTAACAGAACTTTCACAGACTGGACATTGCAAATCATTAACGATGAAGATTTCATTGTTCGTAATGCCCTAGAGTCTTGGATGAACTCTATAAATAGTAATGAAGGTAACGTTCGCTCAGGCGCTGCGTTGAATCCTTCTAACTATGCAGTAGATGCTATCGTTACACAATACGGCAAAACTGGTAATGTATTGAAATCTTACACATTTGTTGGCTTGTTCCCAGTAGATGTTGCACCAATTGATTTGGATTGGGGTTCTAACGATGCTATCGAAGAATATTCCACAACATTTGCTTTCCAATACTGGACTTCAAATACTACAACTTGATATTTTTATGGGGGACTTGTTCCCCCTATGCGTTTTTGAATTGAAATAGGACTAATATGGCATCACAATTTAATAAATTTTCTTTGTTTGGTTTTACAATCTCTCGTGAGAAAAACGAGGGTGATGGTAAAATAGAACAATCTTTTAGCCCACCGTCTAATGATGACGGTGCGCTTACCATTACGTCTGCCGCTTATTATGGTACCTATGTTGACTTAGACGGTACAGCTAAAAACGAAGTCGAGTTGATTTCTCGATACCGTGAAATGGCAATGCAGCCAGAAATCGAATCTGCAATCGATGATATTATCAACGAAGCAATCTGCCATGACGATGACGGTAAATCAATTCAAATTGTTCTGGATGATCTAAACGTTCCAGACAAAATTAAGAAGGCTATCAAAGGCGAGTTTCAAACAATTTTGAAATTGCTGAACTACGGTAATATGGCACAAGATGTTTTCCGTAGATTCTACGTTGACGGAAGACTTTACTACCACATCATCATTAACCGTGATGACCCAACACAAGGTATTAGAGAGTTACGTTATATTGATCCACGCAAACTACGTAAAGTACGTGAAGTTAAAAAGAAAAAAGACGAACGTACCGGCGTAGATATCATGAATGTTATCAATGAATACTACATTTTCAATGACAAGGTTACTACTGGTTCTTCTAGTAGTTTTGGTCCTGTTGGGGTCCGTATTACGACTGATTCTATTATTTCTGTCGTTAGTGGTCTTATGGATTCTCGTAGAGCTGTGGTTCTATCATATCTGCATAAAGCTATTAAACCGTTAAACCAGTTGCGTATGATTGAAGATGCGACAGTTATCTATCGTATCTCTCGTGCGCCAGAACGCCGTATTTTCTACATTGACGTTGGTAACTTACCAAAATTAAAAGCAGAACAATACCTACGTGACATTATGGTTAAGTACAAGAACAAACTTGTATATGATGCTAACACAGGTGAAGTACGTGATGACCGTAAATTCATGTCCATGATGGAAGACTTCTGGTTGCCACGTAGAGAAGGCGGTAAAGGTACAGAAATTACCACACTACCTGGAGGACAGAACCTGGGTGAGCTGGAAGACGTTAAGTACTTTGAGAAGAAACTGTATAAAGCATTAAACGTTCCTGTCTCCAGATTGAATCCTGAGAACTCTGGTTTCTCTATGGGTCGTGTATCAGAAATTACTCGTGACGAATTGAAGTTCACTAAGTTTGTGGACCGTCTACGTACTAAGTTCTCTGACTTGTTTGATAGAGCTCTAAAGACACAATGTGTGTTGAAAGGCATCTGTACAGCAGAAGAATGGGATGAGTTCAAAGAACACATTCACTACGACTTTATTAAAGACAACAATTTTGCAGAATTAAAAGATGCAGAATTAATGAAAGAACGTTTGTCTTTGTTGGGTGCGGTTGACCCTTATGTTGGTCGTTATTACTCACAAGCTTGGATTCAACGTCATGTTCTACGTATGAACGATGATGACATTTCAGCAATGACTTCTGAAATGGAAGAAGAAAAAGCTTTGGGTATTGGTTTGCCAGTTGGTGTTTCCAATGCGGCAATGCAACAACAAATGGTTGGCGATATTCAAACACAACAACAAATGCAACAAAATCAAGCCGATGATGATGAACAAGTGAAAGAGTCGTCACCAGGTATCATAAGTAGAATCAGACAGGTTCTATAAATATTTTAATTTGGAGAACAAAATGACAGACTTAACAAGACAAATTATTGACTACTCAGCAAGAGACGAAGGTGCTGGAGCTCGTGAAGCTTTCTATGCAGCTTTGCATGACAGAGTTATGAATCACATCGAATCACAAAAACAAGTGATTGCAAAAACATTGATTCAGCCTGAAGAAGAAGTTGTTACTGCTGAACCAGAAACCACATCAGCGGAATAAATAGGATAAAAAATGGCCAATAAATACACATATCAAGTATTGAGAGATACACAAACAGATGCTGTTATTAAATTAACTGGCACGTTTGATGGTTCTTCTCAAGAAGCAAACAGTTCTCGTATCCAAGCAAATTCATTAACAAATGCTTTGGCTACTAACGGTTATTTGGTTGCTAACTCACAAGGCGGTGCAGCTAACACAGCGTTATCTTATTATGATTTGCAAATTACTGGCGTTAAAGCTTTTGTTAACTTTACAACAACTGGTACAGGTTCTGTTGAAATGTTCTGGTCTGGTGCAGGGTCAAACTATGCTCAACAGTATGCGAACGCTGCAACCATTTTCCACTTTAACAGCAACTCAGATTACGGTAACGGTGAACAA